GCAGGCCCGCGCCACACGATAACGCATCATCACGTCATCAAAGGCAGCATCCATGTCGGCAAAGGTGGCGCGCTTCTGTTCGATGATTTCGCGACACCACAGGACATCGCCGATCTCTTCCCATACCCAGATCACATGAAGGTCGTTGCGTCGGCCTATATCGCGCCCGACATAGCAGGCGTTGCCCTGATATCCTTCCGGGCTTCCTGCATTGTCGTCTTCGACCGATGAGATCAATTCGTATGATAGCCAGGCGCTCGCCTCATCGAGATACTGCAGCTCATATTCCTGCGCCCACGCATCTTCGTCGGCAATACCGGCGCGCAGCTCCTCGATGTTGCGCGGCAAGCCGTCCCTGACCGCCTGATAGATATCGACAACATGCCGTGACCAGGTATCGTCATTGGCGGTGTCCAGCTCGAAGAATTTCCCGCTCTTGCCATTCGGTGTCGACGTGACACGCAGTTTCCAGTTGGCCGAGATTACCGGAAAGAGCGCCTTCCAGATCGCGTTACTATCTTTGTGGAAGGCGAACTCATCCAGAAAAACGTTGGCAGAGAACCCGCGCGCTGTGTCGGGATTTGCAGGCAGAGCCGTGATACGGGTGCCATGCGGTAATGTTACTTCCAGCGCCTTGTAGCTGCCGGTATCACCCTTCCAATCAAACTCGCTGGCGTCAAATGCCATGCCGTAAGCCTTGGCGTGAGGGTATATTCCTTCCAACATGGCTTCACGGGCCTGCCGTTCACCACGGCTCAATATCACCCATCGTGTACGCTGGCTCTTTACGGCATGCTCAAAACTGTCATCAACACACTCAAGTGTTGTGGTGAACGTCTTGCCTGTTTGACGGGCAAATTTGCCGATTTTGAAACGGCTTTTATCCGTGATCCAGCGGCGCTGATAGCCGTAAAGCAAAGGCTGTGTCATCAGGATGCCCCATACGCTTCACGGATCATGCGCAGGATTTCTTCGCCATCCACCTTGCGGCCTGCTTTCTCGACAGCGTCGGTCGCGTCACCAACCGCTTTCGCCAGCTTGGCACTGGCTTCCTGTTCGGCCTTGCGGCGATGCTCAGCAGAATGGCGTTGCGCAACCACGGTTTCCTTATAGGCGCGCGCCAGTTCCATGGCGTTCTTGGAATTAAGTCCATCGCCGTCGAGCAGCTCATCGATGAGCGTTTTGAGGAACTCACCAAGAACGATATCGGACCGTCCTATTTCTTCAGGCGTGAGCTTCTCGGCGATACCGGCATAGATGTAACGGCGCTCTTCCAGTTGATCGGATCGACGGCGAAGACGCGTGGATTTGCGATTAAAAGCCGACTTCGATATCGGCCCAATGCCTTTGACCTCCAGACGATCATTCAGCTCAAAAAGAATATCCGCCTGACTGCGGCGGCGTTCATTAAGCTGACTGATTGCCCAGACAACATCGTCTTGGGCTTCTTCTGGCAACAATTCCATGCTGTCGAGCCGGGAACGGCCACGCCTGTCATTTGCCATGGTATGTTACTCCACGTCGCCCGGTCGCTGGATGCCTTCGAGGACGAGACGGCGCTCGACATGATCGCGGCCTGTCCTGGTCAATGTGGCGATAAGGGCTGTGCCTGCGGCACTGATGCGTACAGCGCCAGCTTCGGTTTCAAGCCAGCGCATCTGATTGCGCAGATATTCGCGGGTGCGTTTGTAGCCGAACACCTCCAGCTCGCGTTCAAGCAGGCTGTCGTTCAGACTGGCATTCGTCTCCATCGCGAGCGCCTTCAGGATGATGAGGCGTACATTCTGATCGACAAAATCCTTGTAACCCGCCGTCATTCCTAACGTCCTTTCTGCATCAAAAATTCTTCAACACGGCGTGTCGTCCGTTCGGTCGCCTCTGACGACTTCGCCATTATGCCCATCTGGCCCTTGATCTCGGTGATCGCGAGCTGGAGCTGATGGACGGTTTCAGTGTTCGGCATGTGCGACAGATCATTCTCGACCTTCGACAGTCGGTGCTCGTGATCCGAAACCTTGGCCGACATCTCTTTCGCGCCCTTGCCGATGTAGCCGCTGACCACGCCGAGGAAGGCCGCAGCCGCCAGCAAGAAATTGATAAGCTGCCCGATCTGGGCCAGTGAGATATTCTCCAGCATTAACGACGCCCCTTGGACTGCTCGCGTTCAAGTTTGCTCTGACAGTCCACACACCGGCGCGCCGATGGCAGGGCTGCAAGCCGCTCCGGTTCAATCTCTTCGCCGCAGCGGACGCAGATGTCCGATCCGTCCCCAATCAACGCAGCCGACGCGGCAGCGATTCCCGCGTCCCGTTCTTGCTCGGCGCGCAGATCGGCCAGTTCATGTGCCTTGTTGCCCGCTTCCATCACTTCGGCCGCTCCGCTGGCACCGGCACCGCGTCGATGGCGGCAATGGCTGCACCGCGCCGTTGTTCGCAGGCGGCAAGTGCGGCGCGATCCTTGCCCCAAAGCGGCGTCAGCTCTTTCGCCGACAGCGCGCGATCAGGCAGAGTGACAGGCGGGTCGCATGGCTTGCGCGCTTCAGACGGCACTTGGCCCGTTACGAACTCAGTACGGAGGATTGGCCTTCCCTCCGAGGAACTGGTTGTTGAGCAACCGTGAGCGATCGACATCGATGCCACTGCCAGGAGTGTCAGAAAGTGCCGCATTGGCATCCTCCAGTTCTAAAACCTTGTTGTTGAGGCGGTTGATTTCGGCTTGCGCTTTTTCCTGCACGGCCTGGGAGGCTTTCATCTGCTCGATGATGTTCTTCGCGGCAGCTTCATTGGCCTCGGCGATCTGTCTAGACCAATCCGCATCACGGGCTTTCTCGGCAGTTGCAACCGCATCGCTGATTGTATCGTGGAGCGCACGGGCAGCACCGAAAGCCAAGGTCGCCGCCGCCAGCAGTATGATGGCGGCAACAACGATCTGGGAGGTCCACTTGGCGAACCATGCGGAGAACCATGCAATCATGGCCGGTCCTCCCGTCGATCGGTGAATAGTGCTTTTGCCTGCGCCCAATAATCGACAGAACCGAAGCCGCGATGGACACCTAGAACGCCGACGATCAGGGCGACCATGGATGGCACAACGATTGGAGCGATGGCGACGGCCTGCTCGGAGCCGAAAGAGGCAGCACCGACAAGAATGATGATGACAGCCCAGGCGAGATAGAAACTGCCCCACAGATAGCGACGGGTCGAGGTGTAGCCCGGTTCCTTGATCGGCTCGCTCATGCCACGTCCTCCGGCATAAAACGCTGAAGGCTGTTCATCGTCTTCGGCCCGACCAAGCCATCGGCAACCAGACGATGATCGCGCTGGAATGCCTTCACGGCCTGCTCGGTTCCCGGTCCGAAAATGCCGTCGATCGACAGATGGTAAAATCCAGCAGCACGAAGACCACGCTGAAGATCGGCAACGGAAAGACCTCGCATGCCACGACGCAGCACGGTGTCTCCCGGCTGGAAGGCGATAGCGTCGGCGCTGATCTCCGCAACAATGTCCTTGGCCTTGGCAAGATATGCTGCGCGGTCGCTCAAGCCGTTTGTGCCACCGTTGATGCGTTTGGTGATAGCGACAAGATCATCGCGGTCGGCGAGGTCATTTAGGTTGCGGGTGGACCAGAAATAGAAGACGGCCCATGCAGCCCATGGCCACGTCGCCACCAGTTCGGGTTTCAGCTCGAAGTTGGGCGCATCAGAGTGGTACTGCCGCATCCACATTGCGAAGGCGCGATAATTGGCGCGGCCGGTCAACTGGATCGGGCCACGGCCCTTGAAGCGTTTGCCGTCACCGGGCTGTGTATTGCCGAGATCGGCGCGACCTTCATATGCAGCTCCGCTGGCGTATTCTTCCATCGCACAGAAGCCGTCGCTCTCGTGGGCGAGCTGCGCGAGGAAATGAACGATGCGAAGCGCATTCGTTACCTGAAACCGCTTCAGCAGTTCCGGCAGCAAAGGCCCGAACGATGATATGATGGATTGCTGTTGTGCGATCTTTTTGACCGCGACGCGCGGAGCCAGCGCGGCCAGCACCGTGTGATTGATCTGGGATGCAAGGTCGGTCACATCACGCCCTCCGCGAAAAGCTCGTTGAAGTCCATGCCAAAGGTGGCAGGCACTACGAACTTTTTACGCGGAGTGGCGAAACCAACCCATGCCAACAGGCACAGGCATCAAGATTAATCTTGGTTGAGGGGAAACATCTCGATCTGACGATCATCGGACTTTTTCATCCGATACTTGATCGGTGAGCGCTGGAACAAGCGCTCAACACCGCTTTCAGTTATGCCCAACTTACGGGCAATCTGTGCATTCGACAAGCCATCGTCGTCACGATAGCGGCGGGCGCGGAGATCTCGCACCAATGGCACACTTATGTAATCACCGCCATAGCGCCGCGAAAGCTTGCTTGCAATATCTTGACCAACCGTATCGATCAGTTGGGAACGTTCGGTATAGGAAGGCACATAAAGACGAACGCCAGCATGCTCTTCGGCCAGCCGGATTAATCCTTCCTCACCAAGCAGGCCGAGCAGTTCTCCTACAAGACGATGATCCTTCAATGCTGCCTCCCGATCTCCGCAGAAAGCGCAAGTTGCTGCGCGGTAACGAGACGCAGGCGGGCTTCCAGCTCGACACGCTTATGGCAGTGCGGCCGGAGCGCGTGGATGCGTTGACGCAAGATATTGCGCTCAGTCTGGAGCCGCTCGATCTCTGCCAATTCCGGCGCGATGAACAAAGGCAGATTAACCAGAGGCGCGGATTGCTGAACCATCATCATGCCCTCACCATTGCCAAAACGCGGAAGGCGCGCTTTATTGGAGGAAATTTCTGGGGGTTGATATGAGACTGGTACTGGCTGGACTGGCGTTGTTTGGATATGTTGCTATTGCGTTCGCGGAAGACTTCAACGAAGAACGCATGGGTATTCACCTGGGCACTATCCTCGCAGCGGAACAACCGTGCGGTTTTTCTTACGATCAGACTGCCATTAAAAAGTACATCGCGGAAAACGTTCCGGCATCGTCCATCAGTTTTCCCGCAACTCTCATGAGATGGACCGAGGCACAGAAAAGCGACGTTTCTGATTTGGTAGGGGCCGAGAAGTCCGCTTACTGCGCTGCAACGGAACACACTGCAAAGTCGTTCGGATTTATTCAATAGCCGCGCTACTCGGCCGGATTTCTTCCAGCAAGTTGATATCGTTTCTGATGTGGCGCGGACCGTGAAAATCATGGCCGCGCCGCTTTTCTGATTTCTGCGCCAAGCGCGTTCATCACCGGCTGCCAGTTCTGCGGCTTCAGTTCTTCAAAATCGAACTGGTCATTGAGACCAAGAACCGCCCGAACGTATCGGGTGAAGCTGCCCGGCTCTGGCAGTCTGCCTTGCTGCGAAAGCACACTCCATTGCGCAGCGGCAACCTTCGCGCCGTCTGTTCGCCTCCAGCCCTGCATGAACATATCTTCCTGCCAGACTGGACCGACTTCGCGTTCGATCCACTTCTTGATGCTTTCGATCGCTATGCGCGCGTCGGCCCAATCATGAACAAAACGAACATGATCGATTTTCGTCTGACGCTTCACGAAGGCGATCAACGCTTCGTCAGTTGGATTGTCGAAAACACCAAGGTTCCATCCAGCGATCCAGAGCGCCTGAAGCTTACCGGCGAACTTGCCTTCAAGGCGCTTTCGAGACCCTTTTGAAGCGGGCTTGAAGCCTTGGCGACGAAACTCATCAATCAGCTTCAGCCGTTCGCCTTCGGTCATCGCTGCAGACGAATGTTTGCCGGTGACGCGAATGCAGATCGCACGATAGGTATCGTCGTCCAGGTCAAGCTGCTTTTTCGCGACGTGTATGGCGGCGGTGGATTTCATATCAATCCTCCCTCGGCGCGATTGGAACTGGTCCGGACCCGAACGGATTGAAGGTGTCAGCTTCCCGAATATGCTCTACGGCTTTCAACGGGTCCGCGCTTCTCCAGTCCGGCCACCGGCGAATGAAGTTGCATGCCTGTTTCGCGATGATGATCTTGATGATCTGTTCGGGCGACAAATCGAGCCGCGCCATGCCGTTGAGTGCCAACAGGACAATGTCAGCCCATTCCTTCGGATCAGTTGGATTGGTCTCGATCTCGATCAGTTCCTTTCGGATATGATCGATTGTGCCTTCTGTGCGCCGTCCAGGGCCGAACGTGGCAAAATTCCAGCTGATGAACTCTTCTAACCAGACGGCATTTATGATGGGAGTAGTCATGCCACACCCGCCTTCGTTGGACGCACAAAGACCCGGCGATGATGGTGCTCGCAGAAGCTCGAACCGATTTTGACCGGATGGCCGCAGAACAGATGCTGTTCGCCCTTGGCTGCGTTGTTGACCGCGAACCGGCATTGGCGAAGGTTTAGGTCAGCTAACGGCAGGCCGAGTGGATCGATCGGTGTTTCGATCTCGGCGACATCCTCGCAAATGAACACGGGCTCCGGCTCAGCAACCGGCACGACGACTGGTGCGGATTGTACGTACCGAGCTGGAGACCGAGCCGCTGTTTTCATGCGGCCTGATTTGTAAGGTGACGATTCCGCCTTCGGCTGACGCGCGCCGCCTACACCGGCCCGAAGCCCGATCTCACTCAGCATCTTGTCGCGGTGAATGACACTGATGATCGCATTGCGGCTGATACCGAGGCGCTTGCTCATCTGCCCTGCTGAGAGACCTTCGCGGAGCAGCTCGGCGACGACTAGTTTGCGATCTTCGGTCCAGGTGGTGGATTGAGGACGGTTGCTCATGCTGCACCTGCCTTGTGATTATCCCGAGACTCAGCGATGTGTCCAACATTCGAACGAGGGGGATGATGATGACCTGGACGGCAAACTTGGACTTGATGGCCGCGACGATGGCCTACAATATCGTGGCTCGGAAGCTTGCGGTTCGCTGGCTTGAAACTCAGCCGCGCCAAGAAGAACTTGCTGCGTTGATCGAAGAGCTGAAAAATGCGGCTAAAGGCGCGCACTCCGAAAATTCGCTTCCTCCAGATATCGAACTTCGATTGGTCGAGAGAATGATTGTGCTGATTGAGGAGTTCTTTAAGGAACTCCCGTCCATCGACTCCTGAAGGCACAGCGAACAACTGAATTCCGGCCCCTGTGCAAATGATGCAAACTCCATCGATAATCATTCCGATGGCTGTGTGTTTCGTTTGGAAACTATTACTGGCCATTGCCGCACCTCACGCCTTGGCCATATCGATCGTGACTGCACGCCACTGATCGGTGATGGAGGACCGCTCGTAAAAGCGCACATACTCCTTGGAACCGGTGATGCGCATTGCCTCGCGAATGGCCCGCATGGCTTCCTGCCAACGTGGATCGTCAATATCGAGCCGCAGCAGCATGAAGATTTCGGAGCGGTTGACCTTGCCTTCCTTGTCGGTGTTGAAAGCCCGCGTAATGACTGCGCGAATTTCCGGCCGACTATCAGCGGCCCATTCGGTCAGGCATTCATCCAACAGGCGCTTGGCCACCTGCAGCTGCGGTCCGAAATCCACGAAATCGGCAATCTGTACAGTGACACGCTTCAGGCCGTCGAAACTCTGATAGGTGCGGTTGCCCTTGGGGCCACCCTTGGTGACGCCATATTCCTGCTGGAGAAGCGCATCAAACTCGCCAAGATCAGTCATGGTGTGACCGCGAAACCGGCTGATTTGTTCCGAAAGGCTGGATGCGTATCGCATGACTTTGCGGACAACTTCATCTTCCAGCTTGTCTGCGGGCTTGATCGCTTCCACAGGGACGAGGTTTCCCTTGGCATCGGCCATGTATGGCTTGTCGCCAACCATGGTCACGCCCTGTTCGGAGTTTCCTGCGAAAGCAGCAGTGGCAATTACTTCGGTCATTGTCGTTTCCTTGTGTTCTGGTGGCTCAGGCGCGGTCAGCGCGCAGGGTGAAATCGGGTTTGAAGAGGACGATGTTGGAATCGGGCCGGAAGAGTTCGTCCAGGAGGGCCTGCCGCGTCCTGTCATCGGAGCGGCCCATGCCATTCCAGCGATGTCGGCTGATTTCATGCTCGCGGTTCATTGCGAGCGCGGCGCAGCCGTAAAGAGTGGCGGTAACAGCACGAACATCAGCCGGAGTGAGGAACACACCCTGATTTTCGTAGCGGAGGAACTCACGACGCCATTCGAAAAGGGTGTCGCTCAGTTCGTAAAGATCGGCATCCATGGTTATGCTCCTTCCTTCAAAAGGCTGTGCGGGCATCCACTCCGGCATGCCTGAAACATGCGGATGCGATGGGCGTTGGTTGTTGCAAAAGGCTTGCGCTGCCAGATCACGCATGTGTTGCGTGGCAGATCGCCGAGGACCGGGCAGTCAACGGTCTCTGCCATCAAGGCCCCACGAACAGCTTGTTCAACCCGGCCGATATCGCCGTTCTGATAGCTGTTGGAGAGAACCTGACTGACGGCGGAAGCCGAATAACCGACCTTGCGAGAAATCGCAGACTGGCTTTCATGGTCACAGGCTTCCGCCAGAATGACGATCCAGTCCGGGATGACATGTCCCCAGGCAGCGCGCGCCTTGTCGATGTTGGAGAGCTTGGCGGCAATCATGGTTGCACCTCTTCGGTGACAACCGGGCCGACAATCTCATGACGGTTCTGATCAAAGACGCCCTTGGCGCGCAGAATAATCGGCGGCAGCGGTCCCGTGTTCATGTCCGGCGAAAGCCGATAGATACCGAGATTGCCGGATTTTCCTTTCTGCATCTCAATCAGGTAGCCAGCCTTGGCCAGAAACTTGATGTAGGATTTTGCGGCCTCGATACCGATGCGAGTTTCATCGGTCGAAGCCCAGATGGAAATATCCTGCGCGGTGAAACCTTGTGCACCTGCGCTCATGCGCATGTGGTTCCACATGGCCTTCTGTTTGCTGACGCCTTCGATCACGGTGCCGTCGCGACGTACCTTGGGTGTCATCGACTGGCGGATGGCGACCTTGTAGGTCGCAGCATCCCGGTCAGAAGCAACAGGCTCGATAAAGCCAGCCTTCACCAGACGCCGCATGAAATCGTTGATGTCCGATTGTGGCGCGTTTGAACGATTGAACACGTCGCGAGCGGTAAAGGTGCGTTCGGCTACTGCGTAGTCCATCATGACCGTCCAATAGTGATCGAAGCCACGCTTGGGGCTTTTGCCTTTAACGGCGGTAACCTTGAGAACGATGCCCATCAAGCAGCCCTCCGGTTGCGGGAGGGAACGGCGCCGGTGCAGAAATAACCCGCACCATGCTCCTGATATTGCGCAAGGCTGATTTCCTTCAGGCCGAGTTCGTCGGCGGTGTTGGCGATGGAATGGAGGGTATTGCAGATGCGACGGACGCGGCCGTCACCTTCCATGCGCGCCTGATCGAGAAGATCATCCCTGACATCGATGTGACGGCAGAACGTCCGGGCAAGTGTGCGCGTGTCGTCCAGATCGCAAGGCTGCGCATACCCCCATTCAAGCACGAGATCGCGGAACCGATCGACACGCTCCAGCTTTTTCGGAAACAGCTCTTCACCGATCAGCAGCACCGGAACGTTGCTTTTCTTGGCGATCATGCGCACCAGTTCGATCATGTTCCGATCGACCAGCTTGTCGGATTCATCAATGATGAGCGGACGCTTCGGATCGCGCGCCAGAATGCCTATGATGTCGTCTTCCAGATCGGAAAGCGTACCCCGTGCATCTGGATGGCCAAGCTCCGACAAGATCGCGGTGAGCAGCTTCTTTTTAGTCCAGGTGTCGGAAACCTCGACATAGGCCGCAGCCGTCTTGTTCATGGCATAGAGCGCGGCGACGCTCTTGCCATAGCCGGAGAACCCGGCGAAGACGCCGAGGTTGGGCTGCAACGGATGACGATTTTGCAGCGAGCGGACCAGAGTGAGGCATGCCGCCACATTCTTGATCGGCGCTGTATCGCCTCCATTGACAAATTGTTCGCTACCAGTCATTTTTTAACCTCGTCATTTGGGAAGTGCTTCTTGAAACCCCGCGCCAACGGGGTTTTATTTTTAGCGAGCGATCTTCAGCGCTTGCTCCAGTCCAAAATCCTTTGCTGTGTCCTTGATGGTTCGGTATGCCGCCGTGGCCTGAAAGCGGACGAGCTGCGCAGCAGTGTCTGCATCCAGTTCGACGCCAGCGGCGATCTTGGTTTCAAGGTCCATCGCCCATTTGAAGCGGCGCGCATTGGCGCTTAGACCCGCATCGGGATCGAGATGGACAACCGTCGATGACTTCCGATCCTCGGCCTCGCGCTTGATCGCTTCATGCAACTCTGCCGCCTTTTCGTTGAGCGGCTTGGGCTGGATACCTGCCTGCGGAAGTGTGGCGGCATCGATGGCGGCGGCAATGGCTGGTGTCGAATGCTGCTCTTCGCGCTTCGGCAACTGGATGACGTTGGCGGTCTGGCCAGCTTTTTCAGCTGCTTTGCGCTTGGCAAGGCGAAGGGTGCGTTCGATACCGGATGGACCCTTTTTCAGTTCCCGGATATCGGCCTTGATCTCGCGTTCGCGTTGACGAACGATATCGGCGGCAATGTCCTTCTGCGCCTTCACGTATTCCTGCGGATTGACGCCTGCCAGCTCTGGGCAGATCGCCACGTCGAGGAACTCACCGCCTTCAGCGGAGAATACATACATCTTGCCCATATCGAGCGGATCGCGGCGGCAGAACACTTCCGTACCAACCATGATCGTGCCGGAAACGTAATGCAGGCCGTTGTCCTTGATGCCCTGTTTGGTCATCTTGCGCAGGCCGTTCTTACCGGCAACCGGCATCAGCAGTGTATCAAGCGCGCGTTCGTCGATGCGACGGATCGGCGTTGTGGAAGCCTGGGCGACTTCGTTCGGTGTCCGCCCCTTCAGGCCGCTATGGGCGCTTTCGTGGTAAACGAACTCCAGCCAGTCATCGATATGCCGCTGGAGCTGCGCGGCCGTAAGCGATACTTCGAACAGTTCATGTTCATCTGCGCCGAGGCGCTGTGCGAAGCTTTTCCGGCCTTCGATTGCCTTACGATCGGCAACAGAGTGCCCGATATAACCCGGCAGCTGCGGGCAGACATTATGCTGGAACGTCTTGATTACGCGCTCGACATGGCCTTTCTGCTCCGGGCTGTATGCGTCCGAAATGTCGGCGGTGATATCGAGATTGCTGAACAGGCGCTTGGTGGCGATGGCTACGAAATCGGAGCCATTGTCCGTCTTGATAACGGTGGCGGCCCCCATCTGCAGAATGGCCTTGCGGATAAGCAACGCAACAGCTGATGCGCGCGGCGTCTTCGAAAGGGTGATGACCAAGCGGCGGGTTGCAATGTCGATGCAGGCATACATCGAATAGCGCCCATCCACGCACAGGGCATCAACGGGCGATGCGTCGATCATCCAGAGCGCGTTAGGCTCATCAACATGGCGATAGGTGCCCGTGCCGGACAGCTTCATGGTGGAGCGGAACTTGTCGGGGTCTGTGATCTTGGTCAGGACCAGCTTTTCCGCTGCCTTCAGGTTTGCAATAAAATGCTGGAAGGTACGAACTGGCGGCAAAGGCTTAACCTCGCCGTTGCGGTCGGTTAGCTTGGGTCCGAAATGGTCCTCGCAATATCCACGGATGATATCGGCGGACAGGTGCGGATTGGACGCAAGCCACGCGAGTATGAATGCCCGAACCTCGCCATTATTGGCGGTCTCAAGCAAACCTTTGCCCTTGCGGGCCTCAGAACGATCAACGGCAAGAGCATCTTTCGCGCCTTTTGCCTTGACTGACCGCCAGCGGAAGACCGAACGCTGTGAAATACTCGGCAAAAGTTCCTTAACCCATGGGTCCACCTGGATCATGCCAACATTGTAGCGGTCGCAGAAAATGAACATTGAGCCTTGCACGCTCAGTGAAAGACCCTTTGAGAACAATTCAAAGGCGGCGACGACAGCAAGACGAGCATCTCGCTCACGCTGTGCGCGGTCCGTCAAAGAAGCTGTAAGCTCGCTGGCTTGTTGCCGCGGCAAAGTCGATTTTTCGACCCTCCCCGTAACCATGTAGCGCTGGACGTAAGTGATCTGCGCAAGTGTGGGAAATAGCAGGTAATGGTACTCGTATGCCTTCGTACCTGCACGTTTACGGTACCAAATTGGGCTATCTTCCCAATTCTGCCGATGTGCCATTTTTGCCACCCCAACTTCGGTTGAAGGAAGGCCTGGCAATGCTTCTTCAGCGATCTCACGAGCCGTCAGCCACTCTTTCAAGCAACCGGTGTCCGAAACGATTGGGCGTGATAGCTCGTTCATCGACGTGCCTTCTTTCGCTGCGCAGACAACATCTGCCGTCGCGCTTGTAATTCTTCGATGTGATCTTCGAGAAGCTTGTCTTCGATCAGATCAGCGTATTCATTTTCGATAACCGTCAGGCCGAACATGCCGGGGACAAAGCCGAGCAGTTCCTTGGCGCCGGTTGCGTGAACAAGGGCGATGAAGGCATCGAGCGGAATGCGGTGTTCCTCGCTTGCTTCCGATGCCCATTTGTCGAGCATGGCAGCAGAGATTGATCGCTTGAGGTACTTGGACATACTCGCGGCAATCTCGCTGCGGCCTGTATTGTCGTCCCGCGCATCTCGAAGAGCGCGTGAAACGAGCCGTGCGATCTGATTGTCAAGAGAGCCGCGACCGGTCACGCCTTCTTCATAGCGAATCGCCACTTGTGGTGGCGTCCACTCGAATAGGTCTTTCGTGAGAGCATCGCGGCGCTTGTTCATCAGTTTGCGACCCTGCGCTCAGCGAACCAACGAAGGATTGCAGCTTCATTCAGCTTGAAAAATGCATCTTGCTCGGCTGGTTTGAGCCGCGCGAAACTGTCGGATATCTTTTCCCAACGCGCTTGTTCGTTGACTGGTGGAATACCGTCCAGAATGGCTACCGCATCTGGAACGGTCTGCGCTTTTCCATCAAGTATGATCTCGATAATCTTGGAAGCGCGCTCATATGGTTCTGCAGCGATTGCCAGCAAGGCCTGCTGATTGTTCGCCAGAGACTGATGCAAGGTGATACGTTCGCGCAAGTCGGCAGATATGCTGGCGATTTTTGTTGCACGAAAAACTTCACGACTGTTGATGTTAAGGAAGCGCTGCGCAGCATCTGAAAAGCTCAATGCAAATTCATTGCTGACATCGATAATTTCGGCGTCGGCGGGATTGACTGACAAGTTGTCACTTAATTCGGATTTGGTTTTTCGGCCCCGCTTTACAGGATGCGCCGTGCGCCAGATTGTGCACCAGTCAGCGACATCAACGCTGCGTTCCAGTGCTGTCAGGCTATGGCGGTAGAAGTTTTCAGCAATGCCTACAAGGCGTGTTTCGGCTTCGTCCTTGAACTCATCAGGTTCGCGAATGATGACCATAACATCGCGAGCGAGCAGCTTGCAGGCAGCAAGACGCTTTGCACCGAACACAAGCTGGAAGCGATCAGTCTGCGTGGCGATAACTTCGATCGGTTGACGTTGACCGATCCGAAGAATGCTGTCCGCGATTGCACGAGCAGCGTCATCAGGCACGCTCTTATAATCGGCAGATACATCGATGAGCGCGGAAGGAATAATGTCGTGTTTCATGTTGGTCTCAATGATTTGTCAGGGAAAAGCAAAATGGCTGACGGAATCCCTAGGCGGCTGACTGTGTACCGTCAGCGCGCGGGTGACTTTTTGCCCTTCCGTTGCAACTCTTGTTGCTGGTAGTGTGCAACTCGTCGTGACGGCCGCGTGTGTAGCTGTCAGGGAAGAGTTCGCGGAAAGGAACCTGAAGTGCAGTGGCAATTGCTTCCGCACCGGGACGGCTCGCACCGATCATGCCAGCGCGGCAAGCGCTGGCGTAGAGACCGGCATCGCGGGCAATGCCTGTCAGGGTCATTCCTCGGCGTCTGATTTCCGCGAGGATTTCGTGGCGGTCCCACTTCTTGGTGGTCATGACAACTCCTTTGGTCGGTTGCCCTGGCAGGGGCGGTCGGCTGCAACGTGTTCAAACAAGAGCCACCACTAATGTTGCATTATATCGCTAATTTATCAAGCCATATGTCGCGAATTATGAGTTTGGTTTCCTGAATTAGCGAAATCGCGCCGAAATGGAGGCATATTGTTGATTTTATTGGTTTATTTGCGATGCTTGCGAAGAAAACGGATACTAAACAAAGTTTGGATCAGCATGATATTGCCGATCTGTCGATTTCTGAGCGCCTGAGGGAGCTGGTGCCAGACCGCCAAGTTTCCGAATCGGCACGACGTTGCGGTATTGCTCAGCGGACGTTCGCTTCTTATTTGCAAGGCACGATGCCGACTGTTCCGAAATTGGTTCAGCTGGCCGAAGGGCTGGGGGTAAATCTCGCTTGGTTGGCAACAGGCGTCGAACCAAAATTCCCGCCTGATAAAGCATTCATTCAGCCTTTCAGCGACCAAGAGGCACCGGGCTTTACGCTTGTTCCGCGTCTCGATGTTGAAGCATCGGCGGGACCAGGCGCGCTTGCGCACAACGAGCAAGCCATTGATTATCTTGCATTCCAAGAGAGTTGGCTGAGGGCACGGAAAATCAATCCATCATACGCGCGGGTGCTGACAGCCAAGGGTGACTCGATGGAGCCGACTATCCGCAACGGAGACGTCTTGCTTGTCGATACATCAATCAACCATATTCTGGACAACACGATCTATGTCATCGTATATGGCGATATATTGCTAGTGAAACGCGTGCACAGTCGATTGAACGGTACGGTTCAACTGATTAGCGATAATCCGCTATATCCACCTGAAGAGGTCACCGCTGGCGAGATAGAGCAATTGCATGTTGCTGGTCGTGTAATGTGGTTCGGGCGGTCGATTTAA